AACTGATGCAAACGGAGCTGGTACAGACAGTGAAGACGGTCTTTCAACAGCAGATCCATATGCGGCAGTATTTTATCCAAGTGCTAAAACAAACGACTTAGCAGGTAACAAAGTTGTTGTTCCTCCATCACACGTGATGTTAAGAACATTAGTTAAGTCAGACGAAATTGGCTATCCGTGGTTGGCACCAGCAGGTGGACTACGTGGTACAATTGACAATGCAGAAAGTTTAGGTTATGTTAATGCACAAACAGGTGAGTACGTACAAATATCTGTTAGAGAATCATTACGTGATACACTTTACACAAACAAAGTTAATCCATTAACATTCATTCCTGGATCAGGCTTACAGAACTATGGTAACAAAACTATTGCTTCATTACCATCAGCACTTGATAGAATCAATGTTGCTAGATTGATTGCATACATTCGTGACAGATTAGAAGTGTTGGGAAGAGGTTATATATTTGAACCAAATGACACAGTTACTAGAAATGAAGTTAAAAACGCATGTGAACAGTTATTAAATGATATAACTGCTAAACGTGGTATTTACGACTACTTGGTAGTGTGTGATGATACAAACAATACACCAGAACGTATTGATCGTAACGAGTTATACGTTGATATAGCAATTGAGCCTACAAAATCTGTGGAATTTATATACATTCCATTAAGAATTAAAAATACAGGTGACATTGACGCAGGTAATTTATAAAATAGTATAAATAATTATATACGCACTTAATGGTACTTTGGTACCATTTTTTGTGATTGCAGATCGATAAATAGTAGTACGAAGTTGTACAAAGTTGTACAAAAAAGAATAAGGAGAAATACACATGGCTGTTTCATCATTAACTAGGATGTCAGTACCTTTAGCGTCAGATCAAAGTGCATCTAACCAAGGTCTGTTAATGCCGAAATTAAAGTATCGTTTCAGAACGGTATTTGAAAACTTTGGTGTATCAACACCAAGAACAGAATTAACTAAACAAGTTATTACATTTGCTAGACCCTCAGTGTCATTTGAAGAAATGCCAATTGAGTTATATAACTCTCGTATGTATCTAGCAGGTAAACACACTTGGGAAACTACAGCAGTTGAATTACGTGACGATGCTAGTGGAGCAGTTGCTAAACTAGTTGGCGAGCAATTACAGAAACAATTAGACTTTATGGAACAATCATCAGCATCGTCTGGAATTGACTATAAATTCATTACACGTTGTGATGTACTTGACGGCGGTAATGGTGCTAATGAACCAAATGTTTTAGAAACTTGGGAACTATATGGTTGTTACCTAACAGCAGTTAACTATAATGACTTGTCATATGGTGAAAGTGCTCCTGTAACAATATCAATGACTATTAGATTTGACAATGCTATTCAAACACCATTGGGTTCAGGCATTGGAACATCAGTAGGAAGAACATTAGGCACAGTAGTAACAGGATAATTTAGATGGCCGGATTCTTTGGGGACGTCTTAAAAGGCTTTCTCGGTAGCGATTATCTTAAAGATTATAAACATGCCAGCAAGACATTTAGGTCTGCTGGCTTTGAACTTGCTCCACGATTTAAGTTTCTTTTCCATGTGCATTTCAACTTAAATGTCACGGAGCTCCCAGGATTAAGAACAGCATTTGGTGCTCAAGACCAAAGTAATCTTAGTGTACTAGTTAAAAATATAACACTGCCAAACTACTCATTGGACGTAGACGAATTCAATCAATATAACAGAAAACGTTTAGTCCATTCAAAAATCAATTACGAACCTGTAACTGTAGAATTCCACGATGATGGAGCAGATCTTGTTCGTAACCTATGGTTTAAATACTTCAGTTATTATTATAAAGATCCAAGCCAACCATATGGGACTACTGAAGGCAGTGCGGCAGGTGTTAATAATGCTCCGGTAGGACAAAGTAATTATAATATCAGAGACATTTACGCTCAGAATAGAGCAGGTAATGATTGGGGATATTCAGCAGAAGATAATACTGGTAGCGGAACAAAACCCTCATTCTTTAAGGATATCACAGTCTACGGATTCAATCAACATGACTATGTGTCGTATACATTAATCAATCCACAAATTACAGAAATGCGTCATGATCAATATGATTATAGCCAAGGTGGTGAACCAATGGCTAATACTATGACGATCAAGTACGAAACAGTTAAGTATGGTGCCGGAGCTCTTAACGGGCAAACAGGTGCACCAATACCTGGATTTGCAGACCCAGCACACTACGACAAAGAACCAAGTGCATTAAGCCAACCTGGATCAAACTCATCAATACTAGGAAATGGTGGATTATTAGATGCAGGAGTTGGTGTATTTGAAGATTTATCAAGTGGCGACATTTTAGGCGCCGCTAAAAAAGTAGGCAGAGTATACAACATCTTTGATAAAGGAGATGTAAGTATGGAAGGAGCAAAAGAAGAAGTGTTATCAGTTATATTACGTGAAGGGCTACCAACAGTAGCATCAGGTGATTTTAGTTTTGCTACTCCTCCTACTGCCAAAGGCATTAAAGGTAGCCCGACATCAACAGCTACACCAGACAGTACAGTAACAACATCTAGTCTCATTTCTAGTAATGGAAGAAACGTCGGCACCACAACTATAGTTCGATGATTTCCTACCTAGGCCTCAATAAGGTTAAATACTAGTATGGCAACAGTAAACATTACAAAAGACAACTTAGACTCTACAGTCAAAATATTTGACACATTCTATAATACAGAAATAGTCATAAATGCTAACGACTTTGATAGAGTCCGTTCATTTTTTATTTTACACAGTGACGATACAGCAATCGCTGATGACTTTACAGCCGCATTCTTTAAGATACAACAAAATTATAACACAACCGTAAATGCTCTATTAGAAAAATTTGAAGGACTAGGGGATCCAATAGCAATAGATGAAACAGTTGCTTACTACCTAAACGGCCTTAGATCAAAATCAACATTACTCGGTGTTAGCGTATTACAGCAACCTAACTTATATGCGGCCCGTAATGTTAGCAAATAATGGCTAGCAGATTCGCAAACGGCCTTTACTCAATAATGAACCCTGACAAGTATGTAGGTAAAAAAGCACCTAGATACAGATCAAGTTGGGAACACGCATTTATGCAATTCTGTGACAAGCACACTAGTGTAGTCAAATGGGCTAGTGAAAGTGTGCGTATACCTTACAAACACCCACTAACTGGAAAACAAACACATTACGTACCTGACTTTTTAGTCCAGTATCAAGACAAACGGGGTAAATTAGTAACAGAGCTGGTAGAAATTAAACCTAAGAAACAAAGTATAATTGAAAGTAAAAATGCCAACAGGGCAACCAGAGAAACTGTAGCAATTAATCATGCTAAATGGGATCAGGCTATGAGATGGTGTAAAGCAAACGGCATTACATTCAGAGTAGTTACTGAAGACGATATATTTAGAAGCGGAAGTAGATAATGACAAAACGTTTAGAAGAACTATTTGATCTTGGGCCAAATGATGCAGACACTGCAGATGTCAATGAGCCATTACCTCAAGCTACTGCTATCTTACCCGCCGACACATTAGCAAATATTGATAAAATAGAAACAGCTCTTCCAGCAGTTAAAGGATTAGAAGCTAGCGATCAGGAGATGGATGAGTTAGGCGATCTAGCTAAAAGCTCGTATAAAGATCTAATGGACCTAGGCATGAATGTAGACAGTCGATTTGCTAGTGAAATATTTGGAGTAGCTAGTAACATGTTAAATCATGCTATTTCTGCAAAAACTGCCAAAATAAACAAAAAATTAAAGATGATTGATTTGCAATTAAAGAAAGCACAGTTAGATCAAAAGAAATTAGTAGATAACGCTGGTAACGAACCTATGGAAAGTGGACAAGGTTATGTATTAGATCGTAACGAACTGCTTAAAGAATTATTGAAAAATAAAGACACAAAAGAATAAAGTAGCATAAATATACGCATAGTTAGGGGAAATAACAATGAAAACATTTACAGAATATTTAACAGAGTCTAAGCAAACTTACTCATATCGAGTCAAAGTAGCTGGTGGCTGTGAGAAGGATTGTCTTAAAGCACTAGAAGACAAATTATCAAAATACGATTTAATTACAATGTCTGATCCAAAGACAACACCAGTAATGGAAGATCCATTGGACTTTCCAGGTGTTAAGAATATGGACGTTTGTATTTTTGAAATTGAATTAGACTATCCAGCAAGTGCAGATGAACTATATGAAATGCTTGAAGCTTGTACAGAAAAACCCAAATCACAAATTAAAGTAGTTTCAAAACACTTTGCTGATTCCTGGGACGAAAATGAAGGACAGGACGCAGAAGAAGCTCCAATACTTGAAAAAGAGTATGACGAACAAAGCAAAGCAGAAAAGGACGCTAGTGAACTATACGCAGATCCAAGCAAAGCAGTTCCTACAGAAACAAGAGAATATGAGATAGCAGGAGGCAAAACCCCTAAAGCGCCTACTACTAATGATCTACCAATTGGCGACAAGAGTGCTATGGGTAGTACAAAAAATAAATTACCAGACGTTAAATCGTTTGCAAGATAAGAGGATACTACTATGGACATGTATAACGTACTAGACACACTTAAGAAAATTGAAAACCCAACAGATGATCAACAAGCGGCAATAAAGTCAGCAGAAATGACAACTCCGCAAGCGTTCCTTAAAACACAAGGAGTTAATGAAGTTAGCACTACAGGTGATAACCTTTATGCACAATACGGAAAAGATGCACATGCTGATCTAATAAGATTAGCTGAAGTTCCTGTGATAACTGTACAAAGTGACATCCCTAGCGACCCAGTTGCTGAATCAGTAGAAGTTAAAGAAGCACAAAGCCCAGCACAAAAAGCGGCATTT